TAGAGTGCAATATTTAGAAGCTATCCTAGAAGTAGAATATTTAAACAAAGAACAATGAATAAAGATAAGTTAAAAGAACTGTATGTAAAATACGATTTAAGTAAAGATGACTTTTTTAAACATCAACACTACACAATAATAACACGTCAAGGCATTGACAAAATACAAGCAATAGAACAGATACATATAAATTATGAAGTAATACGATGTGAACCAAACTATGCTGTATTTAAAGCAAATGCAGAGAAAAAAGGGAAACTAATTGAGACGTTTGGATCTGCGTTAAAAGGAGAAGGATTCAAGGATGGAAACTGTAGTACTTGGTATGTCGCAGAAATGGCTGAGAAACGAGCTATGTCTAGAGCGGTACTGAAACTTACAGGATTTTATGAACTTGGAGTTTTTGGAGAAGACGAAAGTGAAAGTTTTAAAAAACCAATAAAACAAGAAGCAATAATAACTAAAATAAATTAAAATGAGTAAAGCAAGTGAATTAATCAAAGGTATGTTTGTTAATGAAGGAAATGTTAGTTTTGTAAAATACAGCATTAACTTCGATGTTAAACAATTTTCGCAAATGTTAATCGATCACAAAGATGTGTTTGATGCGAATAAAGGATACGGTAGATTAGAAATCTGTGAAAGTAAAGGAGGTAAACTGTATGGAGCATTATCGACTTGGAAACCAAGCTTAAAAACCGATACCTCAGTAGAGGATCATTTAGCAGGTAGAGAAGTGGAGCAAGATCTACCCTTTTAACCAACCAATAAGAAAGGTGTCACATTTTGTGGCACTTTTTTTTTGTATAATACAAATATTTTAATAACTTAGACAAAAATTAAAGAATGTTAATAGATATAATCAAAGTAAAAGACAAGCTAAATAAGATTAGAACAGGAGAACTGAAAGAAGGAAAGGGAGTAGGTATTCCTGAGATTGACAAGTATATAAGATTTAAAGAGGGGAACTTCAATGTAGTACTTGGACACGCAAACGTAGGTAAGACAACTGTAATCCTATATTTGATGTTATTGTTCTCTAAACGATTAAATATAAGATGGCTAGTGTTTAGTAGCGAGAATGAGCCACATTCAGTACTTAGAAAGCTAATAGAATTTATTGAACTGAAACCAATTACGCATATTGACGAGCAAACCTTTGAAAAAAATATTGATTGGATTAGTAATTATTTTAAAATACTAGACAACAATGAACTGTATACGTACAGAAACTTAATAGAATTAGCGACCTCGTATAAAAAGGCTTGGGACTATCAAGGTTTTTTAATTGATCCTTATAATAGCTTAATTAAAGATCCTGAGTTAATGAAAAGTATAGGTGGACACGAGTATGACTATCAAGCAACAACTGAAATAAGAAAATTCTGTAAAACTTATAATGTGAGTACTTGGTTAAACACACACGCCAACACTAATGCACTAAGAATGAAGCACCCTATTGGACACGAATACGTTGGGCATCCAATACCACCAATGGCTAGTGATGTGGAAGGTGGAGGTAAGTTTGTAAATAGAGCAGATGACTTTATCGTTATACATAGATATGTTCAACATCCTTCTGATTGGATGGAAAGCCATATACACGTTAGAAAAATTAAGGAAATTGAAACAGGAGGTAAACCAACTTCGATTGACGATCCAATAAGATTCAAAAGTATTCCAAACAATGTAGGTTTTGAAATAAGTGGGCAATTGTTAATTGAAAAACCAATACGTGAAGAATTTAAACCACTAATAGCAGTAAGATGAAAAGTAAAAAATATAGTGTAGATCAAAGATTAAAAAAACTAGAAAAATCTGTTGGCGAATTGTATTTGTTTATGAGAGTAGTATTAAGTGAAATACAAAAAGAAAATGAACAAGATACTAACCCTACTGAGTAAGGATCACGATAAGTGGTTAAGAATAGTGAAATCTTTTGGATTAGAAGACGATGCAGAAGACTTAGTACAGGATATGTATTTAAAAATCTACAGCTTAGATGATCGTTATATCGACACTATTATGTTTAATGAAGAAGAAGTTAATCACTATTTTATATTTAGAGTTTTAAGAAATATGTTTCTTGACAAATGTAAAAAGAAGAAATATACAACTTCAATAGAAGTAACTAGTGTTGAGCCAATTAGTTTAGATCAAAATTATGAATATAAGCAATTGTTGGATTTAGTAAATAAAGAGATTGACACGTGGCATTTGTATGACAAAAGGATATATGACTTAGTTTTGTTAGGTGGATTTAATATGATGGAGTTGTCAAGGCGTACTAATATTGATTATGATGCAATACGCAGGACTAGATTGAAATTAGAAAAGTGGTTAAAAAATACTATCAATGAGATTTGAGAATCAAAAAGATATTAATCGTGAGACTTTAGCTATACAAAAATTCTGTAATCAATACGAGTTAAAGTATCAAAAGCTAGGAGATCACGATGTGGACTTTAAAATTATTAAAGACAATAAGACTGTAACATATGTAGAAGTAAAAGGCAGACTCAGGAATATATCTGAATGTTATCCTTTGCCAATTGCAATACGTAAACTACATAAACTAAAAGAAAAGCACAATGATCCTGTTATAATTTGGGCGTGTAATGATGGAATCTTATATGCTAAAGTAAATAAATTAATTGGATCTATACGTTTAAGTGGACGTAAACCACGAGAAGGAAGCTATAATGATATAGAACTTATGGCGTATTATAACGCACAGGAAGCTATTAAAACAATTTATTATTAATTATGAGACTAGGAGATATCGTATATTATTTTACGCAGTATACAGGCATTAGATGGCTTGTAAAGAAAATTAGCAAATTGCTAAACGTTGAAGATTGTGGATGTGATCGTAGACGTGACGAATGGAATGACATTGAAATAGATTTAAGTGAAAAATGGAAGAATTGGATAAATTAGATTGGTACAACTTTAGAAATAATTTAAGTAGTACAATTAGTAGAGAGCAATTTGAATTAATTTGCCAACTACACGCTAAGTATTATAAACACAGGTATTATAAACCCTGTACGTGTAATCCAAAAACAATAAAGTTGTGGATTGCTCAGTTAAATGATGTTTATGACAAAGATTGAGAAGACTAATAAGTTTGAAAAAGCTGTAATAGAATTTCTTAATTTATTCGATGATTGGCAGTTAGAATGGGTAGGTGACAAGAATCTATGTTATGATGCTCAAGGTTATACACCTAAAGGTAATAAATGTGTCGTAGAGATGAAGTTTCGTAACAAATATTATGAAACTAAGATGCTCGAAAAAAAAAAGTACGACAGTTTAATGGAACTCCCTGAGGATGTAGTTAAGATTTATTTTGTTTCTGATCCTAAAGGTACTTATTGGTTTTGGCTAGAAAAACTTACGCAATTAGAAAAAATAAAAAAAGATTGCCCAACTACTTCGTATTGGAGTAATGACAAAATAAGCAAAGAAGTTTACTTGCTAGATGAAAAATATGCTAGTATAATTGACAGACCTACTGAATCTAGTGAAAACGTATGGGCAGATTATTTTAAAAATAAAGATCGTAATTAAAAAAATTTAATATATTTACTGCAAAACTTAAAAGATGATTAATAAAATTGATAACTTAAAAGAAATGCAATATCTAGCCAATATAGAATTACTAGGTAGATTATTGCTTGATGCTAACAAGAAAAAACCAAGTGAAAAACTTGAAGAAATGATTAACGCAGTAACTGAGATAGCTTTTTATGTTAATGGATTAAAATTAGATAAGTGGGGTTATGATACTGCTATGAAAGAATATCGTTCTGATCGAAACAGAGCAATTGAAAGAGCAAGACGTGCTGAAAAAAAACTAGAGGAGTTGGAAAAAAAACTTAAAATAAATTTGGATTATTAAAAAAATATAATATCTTTACAGTATAATAATTTAAAAGACACATAAAATGAGAGAAATTGAATTACAACACAATAACGGAACTTACTACACTATTGAGTTTGACTTCACAAAAGGATTTGCAGGGACTTATTTCGATGCACCTGAGGAACACGAATTGACTTTGTATGATATTTATGATGAAGAAGGAGAAATTGTAAAAGATAAAAGTATATATAGCTACTTTGATGAAGAAATATACGATCTTATAAATGCAGGAGAATTCGACTAATATGCAATTTAAAAAATTACCAAGTGGAATGTATGCTGTTATAATCAATGGATACATTGAAATATTAACGCCTGAGGAATTCAAAAAGCTTAAAAATGAAAATACAACTGTTAGACCAAAAACACTACCAAAAAGATGAATTGTTAAACCGAATGTTAGACGATTCGTTTTACTATGGAGAATTAAACAAACTTGCTTTAAGTAGTAGCAGTATTAAATTACTTGTTGATTCGCCTAAAAAATATTATTATGTTACTAAGTATGGGCAGGAATCTACGCAAGGACTCAGGGATGGCGCTTTGTTGCATACGTTAATATTAGAGCCTGAAAAATTTGATCAGTTTAATTTTGTAGATGTTAAGAGTAAAAATTCTAAAGCGTATAAAGACGCTAAGGGTGAACTTGGGACTGTGTATACTGTAACAGAAAAAAACAATGCTGAAAGAATAGCAGACGCTGTTCTTAGAAATACTGAAGCTATAAACTTGTTAAACAAATCGGAGTTTGAAGTACCAATGATTGGCAATGTTATGGGCGTTCCATTTCGTGGTAAAGCAGATATTTTAGGCGAGAACAGAATTTGCGACATCAAAACAACAAGCGATATAAAAGCATTCCCTTATAGTGCCAATAAGTATGGATACGACATACAAGTATATATATATTGCCAACTGTTTAACGTACACTACTCAGACTTCAAGTTTCTTGTAGTGGATAAAGGAAGTTTAGATATTGGCGTATGGGACGTAAGTGAAGAATTTTATTTAAAAGGTAAAGATAAAGTAGAGTATGGGATCAATATGTATAAAGACTTCTTTATGCAGGGAGATCCTGAGTTAGATAATTATGTAATAAAAGGAATATTATGATTGATTTTAAAAGAGCATTAGCTGAATTTGAATTAGAGTTTGAACTTAAAGTATTAAAAAGAACTAGAAACAGAGAATATATAGACGCAAGAGCAGCGTTTTTTTACTATTTACGTGTTTTTGGAAACTACAGACTAAAAGATATAGTTAATGAAGTCGAAAAAAATACAGGATGGAAAATGAACCACGCAACAGTATTGCATTCTATTAATTGTTATCCTGATTATTCAAAATATGACAAGCACTTAGATAGTAAATTTAGACGTATTGTTAATTCTTTAAAAAGCGAAGAAGACAAAGTAACTTATATTAAAGATATTGTTAGCAGACTTAGACCAAGACAAATAGCTAAAATAGAAGAATCAGTTTTAGTTGCGTATGAAGACTTAAGAGATGAAATTAAAGAACAGATCGAGCAAGAGGAACGTGAGAAGCAAGAGTTAAAAATGATTAAAGAATATTCGTTATAGTATTATGCAAATTGAGAAAAAGAAAATATCTGAGGTTAAAGTTAATCCAAAAAACCCTAGATTAATAAAAGACCACAAGTACCACAAACTTGTTAAGAGCATACGTGAGTTTCCTGAGATGCTAAAGATTAGACCAATAGTAGTAGATGAAAACAATGTAATACTAGGGGGTAATATGCGTTACAAAGCCTGTATCGAAGCAGGATTAAAAGAAGTATACGTAATCAATGCAAGTGAACTTAGTGAAGCTAAAAAAAAAGAATTTGTTGTCAAGGATAATGTGAACTTTGGAGAATGGGATTATGACCTGTTAAGTATGGATTATGACGTAGATCAATTAATAGACTATGGCATAAACGTACTGTACTTTGGAGACGAAGTAGAGCAAGTGGATCAAGAGCAGAAAGCAGAGATCATAAAAGAGATGGAACTCAAGTTTAATGAGCATCACGATTATATTGTGTTTTTGTTTGAAAATTCCAATGATTGGGTAAAAGCAGTTTCACAACTTAATCTACCTAAAATGCCTGTAAGTCTTAGTCCTAAAACTAAACGTGTTGGACTAGGTAGAGTAGTAAGCGCATCAAAGTTAATCGAATTATTAAACAATGGACGTTAAGAAAGTAATATTAAGCCGATCTAGGTACGAAACGATTAACACCCATAAAATACTAACAAACTTTGACTTAGTTGTACCTGAAAGCGAATATCCAATGTACGAAGCAGTAGTAGATAATGCAGACGCTATTGTAAAGATTCCTGATAGTATAGAAGGATTGGGTGCAGTACGTAATTGGGTGCTTGACTATTATACTGAAGAATGTGTTATTATGTTTGATGACGATATAAGTCACTTCTTTTCATTACTTAATATACGAGCATACAAAATAACAGATAGGGATATGATAAACACTATTATACTTAATTGTGCGTCAAATTGTAAAGACGCAAACCTGTCTACATTCGGATTTAACCAACAGGGTGCAGATGTACGAAAGTATGATCATACTAAACCATTTAACCTAAAAACTTGGTCAGGTACTATTATGGGTATCATTGGTCGTAAGTATAGATTTACTGAGATTAATAAGACTAAAGTAGATGCAGATTTTAGTTTGCAATGTTTGTTAAGAGATCGAGTAGTTTGGATTGATAGTCGTTTCTCGTTCCAATGTAAACGTGACAATAACAAAGGTGGCAATAGCTTGTATAGAGATCAAGCAAGTGTAGATCGTGAGATACGATTCCTAGAAGAAAAATGGAGCAAGTATATAAAGATAAAAAAACACGATAACGTATATAGCTTAAAACTAAACGTAGAAAGAAATCAAAAAACTGCATTATAAACTTTTTTTAATAAATAAAAATCACTATATTACTGTATAATTTTAAAAGACACTTATATGAAACTATTTACTAAAAGAGGATACACACTACTAGACTGTGCATCTGCATTACAGAAATCTATTCGCAGGGGAGACTACAAAATTGCAGGATATTTTGCCCACGAACTCGTTGCATCCAATTATCACAATTATGTTTGGAAACGATTATTAACAATTGCTGCTGAGGACTGTTACGGAATCATTAATACAGAAATTCTTGCACTTAAAGAATCATTCGACTTTATTAACAAATCCACCAAACGTGGGGACGATATAAAAGGAAGGATATTTATTTCAAAAGCCTGTATCATTTTATGTACTGCACTAAAATCTAGAGAATCTGATCATTTACAATGTCTTGTTTATGACAAAAAAATAGGAATTACAGACGAAGAAATCGAACAAGAATTGCAACAAACCGATAATGATGAACGCATTGAACTTCCTGAATATACATTTGACGTGCATACCAAAACAGGACGGATAAACGGAAAGACTAAAAAAGATTTTTTTATCGAAGAACATTTAGCGTTGTATCCTTTACAACCTTCATTGTTTGACGATTTACCAAAACAACTCTAACAGATAAGAATGGACAAAAGTGAACACATAAAAAAGCAGATAATTTCAGCACTCGAACAAAGTTTGGGTGTTGTTTCTGTTTGTTGTAGAAAAGTAGGTATAAGTCGCACTACGTTTTACAAGTATTACAAAGAGGATTCAGATTTTGCTAAGCAAGTAGATGAAATTGAAGACTTTGCTTTAGACTATGCTGAAAGCCAATTACACAAGCAGATAGGCGAAGGATCAACAGCGGCAACAATATTCTACTTGAAAACTAAAGGCAAGAAACGAGGTTATGTAGAACGTCAAGAAATCACAGGTGCAGATGGAGACAATGTATTCAAAGTAACTGTAGTGGATGAAAGAGATCAGGACTAATAAAGTATATAATCATTTAGTAAACGCTGAAAAAAAAATAATCGTAGAACAGGGTGGGACACGATCGGGTAAAACCTACAATATACTGTTGTGGTTAATATTCTACTATTCAGTAAACAACAAAAAAAAGACTGTTACAATTGCTCGTAAAACATTCCCTTCAGTACGTGCTACTGCAATGAGGGATTTTTTTGATATTCTACGTGAGCATAATATATATAGAGAACAATACCACCACAAGTCTAATCACGAGTATTTCTTAAACGGAAACAGGTTTGAGTTTATATCACTTGATCAACCAACTAAGATACGTGGACGTAAAAGAGATCTATTGTTTGTAAACGAAGCAAACGAGTTGTATTTTGAGGATTGGCAACAGTTAATCTTTCGTACTACTGAAAGAATTATTATAGACTATAATCCAAGTGACGAGTATCATTGGATATATGACAAAGTTTTAACAAGAGACGATGTAGAATTCTATGTAACTACCTATAAAGACAACCCCTTTTTATCAAGCAGTATAATAAGCGAGATTGAGCGATTAAAAAATATTGATGACAACTATTGGAGAGTATATGGATTAGGCGAAAGAGGTGCTAGTAGATCGCTTGTATTTAACTTTCAAACCACTAAACAAATTCCTGAGACTGCTAGACTAATCGGTAGAGGTTTAGACTTTGGATACTCCAATGATAGTACAGCGTTAGTTGAGACAT